CCTTGGTTAAGGGGTCTCACATTCGAGAAGCATCAGCGAGGAATAATGAAACGTCATAGAGAACGCGGCAAAACCGAAGATTTCGGAAATGTTGTTGTCCACTATACGGATCAGTTTGGAGTTCAGACAGATTACGTATACGGTGTCGAAAATTGGATCCATCATTTGGAAACATTTGACGACGTAGTAGACGGTAAGAAGTCTGACTTCAATCCTGGCTATCATGTTCACTTCATTCAACCGGGTAAACCGATTGATGATGTGACGATCGAGGTTTCTCCAGGAGCCTATGTGCACTACCTATTTTCAAATGGTGGTACACAGGCCGTGGATATCCTCGGAGTCTTACGTAAACATGACTTCGGGATCGAGGACTGGATTGATGATTTCGGCGCAAACGCCGAGGACCATTTCCTCACAGCAGTCCAAGACAAGAACTCGCTCATAAACTTCATCATTGAATTGATCGAAGTATGTGAAGGGAACTTGAAGGTTGCAAAGACGATCAGTCGTAAGATTGAAACCGCTTTGGAAACCTTTTGGCGGATTTTCAAGAAAACCGGAAGCTACTGGGTAGCCTGGAATTTTGCTTGGAAACCGACAATCAATGATATACACTCCTTCTTCACCACTTTACAACGCGCCGAAAAGCGCGTTAAGTGGTTGAGGGAGCACAATCATCGACCCGTCAAGGTACATTATCGCGAAGGACCCCGTGACTTTAGTGGTGTAATATCCACTGATGCTACTTGGGTCCATCGTGTACCTGGCGGTACCCCACATGACATTCCCATACCTCCCCAGCTGCATTCAGAGATTTCTTACGAATGTAAGATTTCTTTGTCTGCGTGGGCGTGGGTGCGTTACGACATTGAAGATGTTTATCTCTTCAGTCTCGATGACGCTATTGGCATGTGCGCACTAATTATGCAAGGAGTTTACAACCCTGCAAAAATAGTGTGGGAGGCGATACCTTGGTCGTGGTTAGTTGAATGGTTCACTAACAAGCGAGCTGAGTTAATAAAGGAGAAACTCTCCTTAGCTAAGCTCATTTTTCCTGACTCTACCATCTTGGGGACTGGATGGACCCTACACTTGCAAAAGTGTGTGGGCTCATCTACCCTTTTAGTAGATAACGCATCAGGAGGCACGGCAAGGTATGATATAGGAAGTTACTTCCTAGATCTTTACGACAGACGGCCGGGACTACCTACTGGTAGTCCTGCTTTTCGTTTCGATGCACTTAGTGCATGGCAAACGTCCATTCTCGCGGCGATCGGCTCCAATTGGGGCGGTCACAGGAGAAGGTAACTCTGTCGCAACGCGTGGACGACACATTAACCAACTAACCCAGTGTATTTTCTGGGAAACGGTAACAACATGTCCATCTCAATCACAACAATTAACAATGAAGCAGCTGTTGCGAAGACGTTTACAAAAGTCGGCGGTGACCGTCAAGTCTCTGAGTATTACAACTCAACAGACGCGAGTGCCACTTTCGACAGTAGACTCTTCATTAAACAGCAGATTGTTGGCAAGACGAACGGGATTCCTAATCGCCGCTCACTTGTCCAATCCGTAGTCTCAGTAATTGATAATATTACCGGGAATACGGAGACGTTCACCGTCAATTTGACGTTGACCGGACCAATTCAGCTTCAAAACCTTTCAACCACCAATCGCAAGGATGCGCTCGCATACGTACGCAATCTAGTGACTGCGGCCGTAGAAGAGCAACTTGCTGCTGGTGAATTGTAAGGTAGGGAACGCAATTCAGGCCAGTACGGTCTCATTTGACCGAACTGACCTGACGTTCTCGTTTTAAACTGTTGTGATGATGGGCGAGGAAAGACACACCATGAAAAATGGAATCTCTAAGAGCCTCGCTCAGGAAGTCCTGAGTGTCGTAACCGAAACGATCGTTGACGCTTATGCGTTGATGCTTTCGATATCTCCGAACGACGTCCGAAAGGACGACATGCGCCTAGACGTTAAGTACGTCGAGGGCCGTTTTCGCTCGGAAGGCCTCACATTTCTAACTGTCACTCTCCCTCGTTTGGGTGAGTGGTTTGATAGATATGTTTGTGGTGAACAGTTGGAGCGCGTTGTAGGATTTGCACCCTACAATGGCCTCTTTCCTGTTTTCCTTCGCCCTGTCTGGAAAATTTGTGGCATTTTAAATGCTGCTCGTTTAACCGGACAGAATGAAAGTGTCAATCCTGCAATCTACGATCTAGTACGGATAGTCCGGACTATTTTGCACGGTTTAAAGAAACTTGAAGTTCCTTTTTCCGATGAGCAGAAAATGGAAAAGTTGCGTACCTTCTTCACTATTGAAGATGAGTTACGAACCTACCCTATCTACTCATCGCCAGGTCTCTGGCGTGCACAGTTCCTCTTGGAGGGATTCCTTGAAGGCTACGTGCCAACATGTGATTCCCCAAGGCATGGACCTGGCGCAGTTGCAGGTGGCGAGAGAGGCAATGAGAAGTGGAATTTTTCCACTCTTTACGCTTCTCTTCATCGTGAATGGCCATATTGGGATTACCACTTCGGTATGAAATCCGGAGTTCGCAATCCTAATGGTTTTATTCATGAGGTCAAACATTACCCCATCCAGCTAGCAGCGAATGCTCTTCGCTACGCTTCTATGAAGCGTGTTGATGAACCAACTGCTAGGATGTTGTTTGTTCCTAAGGATTCTCGGGGACCCAGGATAATATCCTGTGAACCTAAGGAGCTTATGTACATACAACAGGGTGTGGCTCGGCATTTGATGAAATACATCGAAAACCATAGCTATACCCGAGGGCACGTTAACTTCGTTGATCAAGAAATCAATGGGAACTTAGCACTCGAGGCATCTGCTTCGAAAGACTGGGCAACCATTGACTTGTCAGACGCTAGCGATCGTGTTGGGTGCGCTCTCACTGACTATATCTTCCCTATGGAAGTTACTAGAAAGTGGAACGCACTTAGGTCGACGGCTACTCTTCTCGAAAATGGTACGAAAGTACCCCTCGTGAAGTTTGCCCCTATGGGATCAGCAATGTGCTTCCCTGTTGAAAGTTTGACTTTCTGGGCATTAGTCGTTGGGTGTGTTTGGGAACACACCAATGATTTGGCGCTTGCGCTCTCAAGTGTGTATGTCTATGGCGACGATATAATCGTTCGCAACGCATATTACTTGGAAGCCACGAAAGCTCTTTCTTCTGTTGGCCTAAAGGTTAATAGTTCCAAGAGCTTTTGTGGGGAATATCCATTCCGTGAGTCGTGTGGCATTGATGGTCTCGATGGCCATAATGTTACGCCCCTACGGTTACGGAAGTTCCCGCCTCAACGGCCCAGCGACGGACAGGCAATCGCTGCGTACGTAAAGTATGTTGAACTTTCAACACAACTTATGCCGCATCGATCTGCGATGATGCTCAAATACGTTGAGAGACTGGTTGGGCGCATACCGCGCACTCCCATACCTCAAAGTTATTTAAGTATCGTCGATCCATTTAACTACTGGAGTCTAGAAGACTTTAGTGACGTAAAATGGAACCCGTCGTCCTGCTATTGGGAGGCTCGACTCCTTACGATTAAAAACCGTAAAAGGGTTGATCCAATCGATAGCTGGTCGAGACTTCAAGATGCTGTTATTACGCGTCCTGAAGGCGACCCGTCGCTGGTGGTGGATAGATCTTCCACCCTAATTAGAAAGAAAGTTTGTAATATTACTTATCTTTCTTGGTGATCTAAGGAGAGGGTTTTCCCTCCCCATCGGGGTCCTG